GCCCAGAAGCCGTAATCGGCCTCCCCTACTTCAGCCGTCTGGATCGATACGCTCTTGCCAGCCGGCACCGGGATCTGGGTAATCAGCAGATCGTAATCAATGTTGTTGCCGACAATCAGGGAACCACTGGTTTGCCCAATGGCAGCAGTGTAGCCGCTGGTGCGTGCCCAACGGCCAAAGCTCCGCATCTGAATGCCCGGGCCACTCAGCATAGAACCAGTAATCAAATCCCCCATGGAGAAGTCATTATTGGACAGAACTCCCGACACCACGGTGGTGGGCAAGTACTGGACACGATCCTTCTCGTCGCCAGCCAAGTTGTACACCACCGAGGACACGGAGATTTTCTTTTTACTGCTGAAGAGGCCCATGACTTAGTTCAACCCGTTGTTGGTCTTGATGGCCACCAGCACGGTGTTGACCGATGCGTTGGTGAAACCATCCGGTGGCAGCAGACCTTCGTCCATGGTCTTCTGGGTGATCCACGCATCGGTAAACAGCTTGGCTGCCTTGACCTCGGCATCACGCTGGTACGACGTGATTTGCTGAGCGTAGAGCAGTTTCTGTTTGCCCATGACACCCGTCACCGGCAGACCATCCAGACGCACATCGGCAGTCTGTCCACGCTGGGCTTCAGTCTGTTCCTTGATCAGGTTCAGTTGCTGCGGCAGCATGCTGGTCAAATTGAAGTTGGCGATCAGGTTGGTCTTCTGTTGACCTTCCAGTTGAGCCGGCAACATGTTTTCCAAGTTGTACTTGCCCGTGCAGTAGGTGACTTCCTCGGTCGCCAGCTTCATCTTGGTCAAGGCGAAGGTGGCCTTCTGGGTCAGTGCTTCCAACTGGACAGCAGCCAACTGCACCTTGGATGTCTCCAGATTAACCCGTGCCGTCAGGGCATTGATCTGGGCCTCCTGTGCCTGCCAGAACGCTTGGTCCTTACCGAGCAGAAAGGCCACGGCTTGGCTCATGGCACTCTCGGTCAGCGAGGTGTATGCCTTGGTGTACTCGTTACCGGCGATACGGCCTTTCTCGTATTCATCACGCAGGTGAGCCGAGAAGCTGGCCATCAGGGCATCGAACACACCAGCCCCACCAACCGTCCGGGTGGTCAGGTTTGCCAGTGTGACCTGTGGCAAGTTGGAGTACAGCGGGCCATTCGGGTCGAAGGGAAATTGGAATTCCGGGCCGCTAAGATCGATATCCGGGATCGGGAAAGATTCCCCGGCAGTCAGTGCAGCGAGCAGGGCATTCGCTTCTGTATCAGCTCCGCATCCAGCCATTAGTCATTTCTCCATTGGTTCTAATGTAAAACGGCCCGCCTATTAAAACAGAGCGGGCCGTTGTTTTGTTACCGGGTGGGATCAGTCACGATCTTCCAGTCGGCCCGAAGCAGACTGATCAGCAGCCAGATTCTTCAGTTCCAGTGCTGTCAGCGGTGGCAGGAGTTCGATAGCGAATTCCTTCACGTAACGGGTCTTGGTGGTGATCGCCTTGGTCACCGGGTGAGTCACGGTCTGAATGTGCAGGAACTCACGGGACTTCAGCATCTCAAGGATGCAGGCCGGCACGTGGTAACCACCATCAGTGGCTTCACCAAATGGCACGTACTTACGCACGGTACCAATGTATTGGTTGGACACGGTGAAGAATTCACCGGGCAGGTCTTGCTTCTTTGGGTCCATGCACGAGATACGGATACGGACCAGCTTGGTCGCTTCATTCAGCAAGTGCTGACGCAGGGACAGAACTTTCACCGGAGCTTCATCAGCTACGGGTGGGGTGTTGGCCAGATCACCAGCCGTTGGCTGAAGACCAAAAGACACCAGAGCAGGGTCAACCAGTGGAGCTGCTTGTTCAGCAGTTTCCGGGGTGTCGTTCATCTTGTCCTCGATCTTCTTCTTCAGAGTTTCGAGGCCAATGTTGTTGCTGAACACGATGCCCATCATGGTGGCACGCTGCTTCAGCATATCCAGTTCGGAAGGCATAACCAGATCGTCAGCTTGTTGGTCGAGAGGGTTGGTATCGCTCATGGTTTCAGTTCCTGAAAGGAGTGTTGGAACCAGAGGGGGAATGTTCCCCCTCAGGCCGGGCAGTGGATGTTAGATCGGTGCTACGCACTTGATCAGGGCGATACGCTCAGGACGCTTCACGAGGATACCGTAGTACCAGCGAATCGAACTGAAACCAGTCAGACCGTAAGGGTCGTTGCGGTCGGCAGTGTCGTTACCCGGCATCTTGGTGATGACCGAGAACTTGACAGTCTTGCCGTCGGTTTGGAAACCGATGGTCTGGAACGAGTCGTCGCCAACCACCAGCATTGGGTAGACGTCGTAACGCTCGGTGCCACCCACGGTGGTGGAGTGGTAGCCAGGGTTATCCACAACTTCAGCACCGGCACCAGCCCAGTGCAGCATTTCAGGAACCTGAATGAAGCGGAAGGCATCGACCGAACCGATCTCGCCGTTCATCAGGGTACCGGCGTCAGCGTAGTGCTGAGGCTCAATGAACGCCTTGTTGCCGAACAGGTCTTTCATGCCTTTCAGCGTGGAAGCCAGCTCGGAGCTGACGAACATCACACGACCACCGGAGATGACACGAGTGTCAATGTTCCGGGAACCGGAGATGATCTTGGTCTGCTTCGGAGTACGGTTGTCGGTCAGGATCTTGTCCAGACGCATCAGGTTCTGGTAGCTCACGACCGAAGCCGGGATCTCAGGCACTGGGCCGGCAGCCGGGGTGATCTCGCCGGTAACGGTGGCATCGCTCACAGCACCACCAGCGAACAGGACAGTACCAGCCGCAGCCAGCAGGTCTTTTTGCAGGACCGCTTCGGTCAGTTGCACCGCACCGTTCATCAGCTCACGGCTCAGGTGTTCTTTCACGTTGTCTTCACTGTCGAAGTCCAAGGACTCTTTGGTGAACTCGTAGAAGAAGCCGAACTGGTGGATCGAGCCTTTACGTTGCAGACGCTGGAAGCCGACACGGTTTACACGGCCACCGTTCTCGGACAGGGCCGGGAGTTTGTTGGTGATGGTGCCCACGTCACGGCTCGAACCATAGAGGTTGCCGTTGACAGTGGTGACACCGTTGGCGTCGATGCCTTGGTCGTTGATGTTACGGTCGTCGAGCAGTGGGATCCACTGATACACACGGACTTCTTTGCCGTAGTGTTTCGGCAAGTCCAGAGTCGAAGACAGTGGCATGAAATACTGGTCTTTACGTGCTTCGATGATCGCCTTCTTCAACCAGAAGAAAGTGTTCATCTGGGCCGAGCCAGTACCCTCAATGGAAGACTGTTCACCTTCCGACGGAGCGTTGTAATTCAACATGTGTGGTAATTCCCTTTATAGGCGGTTTTGGAAGGTCTTCATGAAATCGTCATCGCTCATCGCAAGAGGGTTGACGATCTTCTTAGCCGCATTCGGTGCAGCACGAGTTGGAGCAGCAGCTTCAACTTTCGGGTTAGCAGCAACAACCGGTTTAACTGGTGCCACTCGTACTGCGACCGGGGCAGCAGCGACAGGTGGAGTTTGAACAGGTGGAACTTGTTTTTCAACCAGATCCTGCAATTGACCGGCAGCAACCATTTGATCACCGACAGTTTTGTAGGCCTGCAAGAAGTTCATCCCCGAAGGGATCTGACCCAGAACACGACGACGGTCTACTTCACCGGCGATGCGTTCATAGAAGCCAGCTTCTTGTTGCTGGATCATTGTTTCAATGATACCGGGTTGAGAGAACAGAAGTTCTTTACTGGCCTGATCCCACGTGCCGTTGATTGCCTGAAGTACCACACGACCCGTCTCGGATGTCGAAGCATCGTCGATGGCAGTACGGAAGTTGGCTTCTTCGTCGGTCACACGGTGATTGCCGGGCTTATACAACGACTCGGCTTCAACATCGATGTCGAGTGGATTGATCTCGCTTTCCTTCAGAAACTTCTGAATGGCAGCCGGATCTTTCTTCTTCAAGTCAATGAGGAAACTGAGTTGCTCTTGGTCAATGCCGTTGTTCTCCAGCATCAACAGAGTTTTACGATGCGGGGCAATGTCCTGCATCTTGCGAGTGTAGTTGGCACCTTGTTGAGCCAACTGGATCAACTCGGCATGAGACTTCAACTGAATCTCTTTGCCGTTCGCTTTGATCGGTTGCAGCAGGCCTTCGTACATCGCCTTGTAATCAGGAGGGGTTTCTTCCTGAGTAGGCGTCTCGACCGCAGGGGCTGCTTCTACAGCAGGAACTTGTTCTTCGCCAGCAACGACAGGAGCACCAGCAGGCACTTCAACTACCGGTTCTTGGGGAGTTTCCACCACTGGTTCAGCAGGGGTGGTCGGTTCTTGGGCCGGAGGGGTTTCGACAACTGGTTCAACAACCGGCTGTTGGGCCGGCTGTTGTGGTTCACCTTCAGTAGAGGCCGGAGCCTCTACGACTGGAGGCGAATCCAGTTTGAGGAAGTCCTCGTCCGACATGCTCAGCATATCGACACCAGACATTATTCACCCCCTTCCGTGCCATGTTCCAGAACATGTGCAATCTGGTCATCGGCCTGCTGAATGTTATTCGCAGCAGTGTTACCGATCTGAATGCACAGCGACAGGAAACGTTTCAAGTTACCGGCAGCTTGGGCCATGGCCAAAGCATCAGCACGCTGACTATTAGTCAGCAAAGGATCACAGGACTCTTGCACGTAACGTGCACACTCGTGAGTCATGAAACCATCAACGATCAGTTTCTTGAAGTCCGGGTTGGAGTGCAGGCGAATACTGATGTCACGGGCTTCGACCAGGGTTTTCTGGTCAGCTTGGTATTGACGGAGATTTTCTACTTCGCGTTCGACTTCAGACATGGCTGATTGGTCCCGTTAAATGTTGATTGCTGGATTAAGTGCAGGAGCTTGAGCCGGTGGCAACATAGGCTGCCCTACCAACTCATCTCGCTGAATGGTACTCGAAGGAGCATCATCATTCAACTTGTCACTAATACGATTAAATCCAATCGCTGCACCCAGATCAGGCTTTTGCTCACCTTCCTTAGATGGTGTGGTCAATGCCTTGGTCACTTGCAGATTCTGGTTACCCTGCGACTGTGCCCGTTGTTTCTGCATTTCACGTTCGTGAGCAGTGCCCGTCTCTTGTTCAACATAGTCAAGATCGGCCTGTTCTTTCTTGGCCATCTCAGCTTGAGCCTTGGCTTCATTGAGGGCAATTTCAGAACGCAGCTTGTCGTTCTCCAACTGCTTGTTCTCAATTTCCAGACGTTGCAGCTCTTGTTGTTGTGGAGTCGGTTCCGGCTTAAAGGTCCGCAACTTCTGAGCCAATTCCGGCATACGCTTCAGTTCGGCAATTTCAGCCAAGATCAACATGACCATGCCCGGATCACCATTAGGGCCAAGAGTCTGGAGCATAAACGCCAGATCCTGCGACTTCTGGTTATCCACTTCAGCCGTGGAGATATCCACTTCCAGATCATAGTTGCCGGCCAGATCTTCACGTTTGATCGTGACGAACTCGCTGTTAGTGACTCGTACCACTTCCTGTTCGCTGAGGAACACAGCGTTCATGGCAATGATCTTGACGAACACTTCGGCCATGCCTTTGGCCAGACGACGCAGAATCGCCATCTCCCGTTTCGAGGCAGCATCCAGTGCACCCCGAATACCAGCCGCCACATCACCGTAGGCTTCACCCGTCACACCACCGGAGAACGCCTTGACCCCAGTCAGGGACTCGGCTTGGTTGTTCTGCATGGCAATCATGGTGATAGCCGACTGAGGCAGCTCGGGCATCTTGTGTTCAATCAGGTTGGCAGCCGGGTTGCTGTTCGGGTTGAACTCATAGTCCTGACCGTTATCGTAGCGACGACGGTTCAATGGATCGAGCATGCCCTTGGCAAAACCCTGCTGACCGTTGGCACTGCGACCCAGAAGGTCAATCATGCCCCGGGTCACGGCACCGAGAATGTTCTGCGAGTCTTCCAGCAACTCGGCATCCGGCTCACCGTACAGGTCACGTTTCACCGGACGGTAAGTCACCACCACAAAGGGTAGCTTCTCGTCCGGGTACGGGTTCTCTTCCATGCGGATCAGTACATCACCGATCCAAGTGGCCACGAACGGGACCAGCCGGCCTTCATCGTGAACGTCGTAGAAACCCCAGTATTCGTAGGCCACCACCTTCTTACGCATGGCATCGGCAAAGTTGAAGGTGTCCGGGGTGGAGGTGGCATAGTCGTTACTGGCCACCGGGGTGTTGCC